AGTTTAGTTATCAGACTTTCCACTGCAAGCTGAGTCGCTGTTCCGATTAACCCTCTAAGATGCTTTTTTGTATCTTTCAGCGTTTCCTGTTCTCGGGACTTAACGACTGCAACTGTATGAGCTGTTATCTTACACTGCTTTGTAATACTCGTTATCGTGGAACCCTCTGCTAGCATCTGAACGCATTTAGCATAATCGTTAGGTCTCTTATCGAAAAGCCTCTGTCCGGTCCAAACTGCGGGACAGGCTTCCTCGACAACTAGATTAGCCGGAAGGTTCTCTGCTTTCTGATATACTCTCGGTCTTTTCGTAGGCATGATTTTAATCGGTGTGACATAATGAGAATGAATTATCAATAAGGATCAGGTCAAGGAGAATTAGACATAAAACTTATTGTACGAATACATTTTTGTTGATGATCAACGACTTACGCAAAAGACGACATTACATCGACATTGCACGACATTGCACGACATTACATTTATAAATTCTGAATAACTTATTGTACGAATACATTTTTACTGATTATCAACGACTTACGCAAAAGTATATGTGATTCCTAACATCAGACCAGGGGGGGGAGGGGGTCGGATCAAGCGGTCTGGCGATCACCGAAACCGATTAGTAGCCATAAAAAAATTTCAACAAATTGCCCCTACCCGATGTCCGCCCAGCCGCCTAATCTGCTAACATAGACATAATGCCACTAGACTGGACACCTCATCCCGCCATTCCGCCCCTCAGCAAGGCCGAGCTACTGCGAATGACCCCCGAGCGAATCCTCGCTTATTGGGAAAGGCGTGAGGAAGCGATCAAGCTGGAAAAGGAAGATCCTTACCGGCATGGCTTTGAACTGGATATATGGAAGAGAGCGGATGAGCAATTAAGGAAACATCAAGAAATTCTTATTATGGGAGGCAATAGGAGTTCGAAGAGCCATTTTTGCGCCCGAAGGGTAGTTCAATCCCTAGTAGAGAATCCAGGCACAATCATTTGGTGCTTAACAGAAACCTCGGCAAATTCGATTCAATTCCAGCAAGCCCTCGTTTACAACGCATTACCTAAAGAGTTAAAGTCGTTGGGCAGGGGAAAGGTTGGATATGTCATGTACAGCCTTCGTAATGGCTTTACCGCTTCTAAATTCACACTAAATAATGGTAGCCAATGCATCTTTAGAAACTGGTCGCAGGATATCAGTACGATTGAGGGCGGAGAAATCGGATCTCCGCAGGAATCGGTCAACGGCACTCATAACATTGGCTATTGGGCGGACGAATTAGTACCAATGCCTTGGGTTGAGACTCTTCGGTTTAGAACGGTCACCCGAAACAGCAAGGGAATTATCAGCTTCACCGCAGTAGACGGATGGAACTCGGTAGTCAAATCGATGCTTACAGGAGCAAAGACTGTGGAATCGACAAAAGCGGACCTCCTAGACGGCGAAGAGGTTCCCCTAGTCCAGCAACCTTTACGCAAAGCCAGCTCGGTGGTTTATTTTCATACGGAGGCGAACCCCTTTGGCGGTTGGGCGGCCATGAAGACTCAACTGGAGGGAGAGAAGCGGGAAACTATTCTTTGTCGGGCGTATGGAGTGCCGGTAAAGGCCTCTAAAACCGTCTTTCCTGCTTTTTCGGACAAGAACATAGTCCAGGCAAAAGATATCCCTGTTTTGGAGGAGGATGCGGATGCTACTTGGGTTCTTAGCATCGATCCTGCGGGAGCAAAGCCCTGGACGATGGTATTATTCGGGATTGATCCTCATGGAGTTGCTTGGGCGGTCAAGGAGTTCCCAGATTTTGACACTTGGGGCGGATGGATTGACCTGACAAAGGGAGACAAGGTAAGTGCGGGTGAGGCGGCACAACCGAATGGATATGGCTTGAAGGATTATGCGGATATCATTCGGGGCATGGAGGGTGATCGGGAAGTGGATCGGATCATCGACCCGAGGCTGGGGGCGGCAAGCTATCAGAAGTCGGAGGGAAGTTCTAATATTATTGATGATTTATCCGATGAAGATTTGCCGGTCAGTCCGGCAGAAGGTTTGGACATTGAGACGGGGCTTCAGGCAATCAATAATTTACTGGCATGGGATCGGAGTCGGGAGATGGGATTTGATAACCACCCCAAGCTGATGATTTCGGATGAATGTCAGAATTTAGTGGCCTGTATGCAGGAGTATCAAACTGGTGACCTCAAGAATCCGGCTAAGGACATGGTTGACTGCGTTCGTTACTTCGCAATCGGCAACTTTGAATACTTTGATCAGGAGGAAATGATGGCAACAGGCGGAGGATCGTATTGATATGAGAAAGTTAAGTGAAGAAAATCGGGCAAGGATCGTAGAACTTCGGGGTGATGGAGTTAGTTGGTCCAAGGTAGCCAAGGAAGTCGGATGTGCGATTTCCACGGCACGGAAGATATTCAATGAGGAGACATCGGAGGAAGTGGAGGTTAAAGAGGAATCAATCCCCGAGCCTTTAATAATCGTGGAACAGGCAAGGGTTTTAAAGATGGTCCCGAATCCTCGGCTTATGCTGATTCATTTTGAGGGTCGGGAGGGAGTGGCTCGGTGTATTAAGAAGGTTGGTAATAATCACCCTCCTAAGAGCTTGGTATTGGTCAAAAAGGTGGAGGGTGAGGATGATTTGTACCGCATTGCATGAGACGGACCTGGAGAGGAAGAGTCGAATTGATTCAATGCTTCGGGAGATGGTGGTCGAGGAAGCGCTGGATGCGTTAGAGGCCGAGAGATTACATAAATCTTACACCATTCAAGAGATTGCTGACTTTGTGGGTGTGGGCTTTGAGTCGATGAGACGAATTGAGGAACAAGCCCTGAGTAATTTAAAATTAAAAATGTTAAGATTGGAGAATTGAAGTAATGGAAAACGAAATACAAATTTTTGAGGACAAGCCGGATGTCGATGAATTAAAGCATGAGTTTGAGCGGGCAAAGACAAACCTTTCTATTTACATGGACAAGGCAGAGGATGCTCGGGAGATTCGATTTAATGAAAGGGCTGGAAAGACTGGAGATGGCAAGAAGAGTGGACCAGAAGCCTTTCCTTGGGACGGGGCAAGTGATCTTGACCCTAATGTTATAAACCCCTTAATCGATGGAGATGTGGCCACCCTGACCCAAGCCTTGTCACAGGCAAACCTGGTGGCCGCTCCGATTGAAAGCGGAGATATTGCCTCGGCCAAACTGGTAACTGAATTTTTACGCTGGCGAATGGGTACGATGGACGAACTGATGCGGGAGTCAGCAATCGGTGCAAATTATTTATTGCAAAACGGACTGACATTTTTCGGTACTTATTGGAAGCAGGAAAAGACAAGGAAGTTTGAACCGATCAACCTTGAGCAGATTGCCCAGCAATCTCCCGAGCTGGCAATGGCAATCCAAGATCCTGAAATGAAGGAGGGAGTCGAGGAGATGTTTTATCCACTCTTTCCTAACTTGAAAAAGCGTAGGGTTAAGAAAATGCTTAACGAGTTGAGGAAGAATGGTGAGACTGAGATTCCAACCGAAAAGGTGATTGTCAATCGTCCGGCGGTCAAAGCTTATGAGTTGGGGCGTGAATTAATTGTCGATTCCAACACAATCGAATTAGAGTCAGCCAGGGCGATTCATTGCATTCATTATTACTCTCCCGAGGCGTTGAAGCAGAAAGTTAATGAGGGATGGGATGAAGCGTGGATTGATGAGGCAATTGAGAAGGCAAAAGATTTTTACGAGGAGGAAAATTATTCCAACTCAATGATGAATTATGACTACGGCAGTAATTATGCGAGTCAGCACTACGAGGGACTTATCCGAGTGGTTACAACTTATCGGAAAGAATTGGATGAGGATGATGTGCCGGTGGTGACTAAGACCTGTTGGACGGATGAAATGGATTTGGCAGGGTTTCACAAGCCAATCGATTACGATGAAGGCCGATATCCTTTTGTGTGTATCACGAGAGAGCATTTAAACCATCGTTTACTGGACTCTCGGGGATACCCAGAGTTACTCAAGAGTTATCAGATAAGTGTAAAGACAGAGATGGATTCTCGAAGAGATGCGGCAAGCATGACCACAATGCCGCCCTTCCTTTACTCTTTAGGTCGCCGTCCTGAACGAATTGGTCCAGGCGCACAGATACCTGTTCGTAGAAGGGATGAAGTCGGATGGATGGAAACCCCAAGATATTCACCCGCATCGACTCAAGTGGAGATGGATATTCGAAAGCTTTGTAATCGCATCACAGGTAGAGCAACGAGTGCCGAGGATGCGGTTGAGGCAAATGTTTTAAAACAGCACCTAGTCAATTGCTGGCTTAGTGGCTGGAAGGAAGTTTTAAAGCGGGTGTGGTGCTTGGATCGGACTTACAGCGGACCAATGATTTGGTTCAGAGTTACCAATAATGACCAAGGCGCACAGCTAATACTCGATGAGACTGCGGAGTTGTATGATTTTAATATTAGCTGGAACTCGATGAATCAGGACGAGGAGAAGGTCATTCAAAAGCTTGATACGGTGGGCAAATTAATGGCAAGTTATGATCGATCTGGTCAGGCTCGCTATGATGTTTATCTCCGCAAGGTTCTGGAAGCAATTGATCCAAACCTTGCATCTCAATTGATCATGCCTCAACAGGAGGCAACCGACAAAGAAATCAAGGAGACATCTGCCGATATCGCCAAGATTGCATCGGGACAGGTCGTTAATGCACCACAGGAGGGAGTCAATGCACAGCTACGGATGCAAGTCCTTCAGAGTTACATTCAAGGAACTCCCGAAGTGCCGGCAACGGATGTGCAGGAACGGATGCAGACGGATGAGAATTTCGCCAAGAGGATTCAGACATATGTCGGTCAACTTGACATGATGCAAGAACAACAAAAAAACGCTCTAATTGGCCAGCTAGGTACTGCCCCTGGGAATGTACCAGGTACATCAATGGCCGCTTAACTAAAGGAAATAAATTATGCCATACGGAAAAGGAACATACGGATCGAAGGTCGGAAGACCTTCTAAAAAAGCAAAAGCAATGGGTCGTAAGAAAATGATCCCTATCAAGAAAAAGATGCCTAAGAAGAAAAGGTGAGTAAACCCACTAAGGTAAATTCCCCGAGACGCATTCGAAAGGGTGAGCCTGGATATGGAAAGAAGAAATTTGTCGTACTTGCATCGGAAGGTGGGAAGCAGAAGACAATACGCTACGGAGATGCAAACATGAAGATTCGTAAATCAAATCCCGATGCCCGAAAGTCATTTCGTGCAAGGCATAAATGTGATCAGAAAAAATCAAAGCTTACGGCAGGTTATTGGTCTTGCCGCAAATGGTAATGGCTAAGGACGCTTGTTATAAAAAGGTAAAGGCTCGGGTAAAGGTATTCCCATCTGCCCGAGCATCTCAACAGATTGCCAAGTGCCGAAAGTCGAAGGGACAAGTTCGTAAGACTTCCAAGGGTACATCATTAAAGAGATGGGGATCGGAGAAATGGCAGGATACGAAGTCCGGCAAGCCATGTGGTCAGGGCGGGAAGACTGAATACTGCCGGCCAACCAAAAGAGTTTCCAGTAAAACACCCAAGACAAAATCGGAGATGAGTAAAAGCCAACTGAAACGCAAAAAGGCTGAGAAATCGAAGGTAGGAATGGGTAGAAGAGTAAAACCAGTAAGAAGGAAAAAATGACAATCCAAGACGCAGTTGCC